ATGCTATATCGCCGACGCAGGATGACTCATTAAGGGCCCTACCAATCTGCGACACATAATATACAGCAGTATAACAGATACACTCTATCTCAGATTATAATAAAGTAATTCAGAGAAATGCATCACTCTTTTCTGCGTATAGATGGGGTATAACCATTATACTGCTGTTCTCTTCATATTTACAAATTAAAATGACTATAAAACTCAGAGATATCGGTGTTCAACGGGTAGAAACGGGTTTTTCGGTGGGATCGGGTCGGGCTGTCGCAACCAAGTAATCCAATGACACGACGCTAAAATAGGTATAAAACTCAGAGTCAATGCGGTAAAAACCGCAGAGACTGAGAGCCAGAGACAGCAGATTATTCATCATCGGTGGATATAACAGGAACAGGTTTAATAGGTTCGACAACGACTAATTCACTGTGCTCTGTATTATTATCGGAATGTTTTCCCTTCTCCAATACGAGACTGATTAACAAGTCGGTATCTCCCTTGTATGCTTCATATTCTAATTCACTGATGTGTAATATCGCTTTACTGAATTTTAATGTGTATTTATTTTCTTTGCTTGCGCCCATTGGCACCTCCGTGTGTTAATTTTCGTTGTTTCTAATTACTTCGATATGATTAAGTCTTGAGATTACACCGACTATTTCTATTGTTTTTCCCTGATGGAGTGCAGTGATGTGATGTTC